CTTTCCAATTGTGGACGATGGTAAATACAAGGGAGTGATCGGAGTAGGAGGCCTAGTGCTGGCTAGGGTACCGGAAGAGATTGCAGACCAACGAACTGACTATTATGTTAAACAAGGTCAGGACAACGTTGAAGCAGTAGATAACGATCTTATGAAGGAACAGCACCCAAGTATGCCGATCAATATTGATCGACAGACACGTGTAACCTTCGGTGGTTCAAAGAAAAGTTAATTTTTTAACAATTACTAGAGCTATCCAAGGATAAACTAAACTAATGTCTAATAGGAGGACACAACTATGGCAAATCAAGACGCCGCTTTCGGTTTGAAAGCAATAGGAAAAGTTGGTCAGAATAGAGACAACCAAGGTTTATCTGAATACAGCATTGCTGCAAGTTCAGCTGCGATCTATCAATGGGATCCAGTGAAAACTTCAGGCGGTTACTTATTAGTAGCTGGCGCAGGCGGTAATCTTAGAGGATCACTAAATGGTGTTTTTTATACTGACGCATCAACAAGCAAACCAACGTGGGCTAACCACTTGGAAGCTAGTAACACAGCAACAGATATTGTTGGTTATGTTTCTGACGACCCTTATGAAAGGTTCGAGATTCAATCAAACAATGCTGCTGCTTCAGCAGTAACTGATGTAGGTAAAACTGCAGACCTTGCTTACGCAGCAGGATCTTCACCTGACTACATTTCAGGTGTAGAGCTAGATGATTCTACTCTAAACACTACTGCTCAACAATTAAAGATCATGGGAGCATCTAAAGATCCATCAAACAATGACGTAGCATCTGCTAACGTTAATTGGGTTGTTGTGATTGCAGAACATGAACTTAAAGTAACAACTGGTACGTAAGGAGTATAGAACATGGCGATATCAAGAGGACAACTAGTTAAAGAACTAGAACCAGGTTTGAATGCACTATTCGGACTGGAATATAAACGTTACGAGAATCAGCATGCTGAAATATACACTACTGAGTCTTCAGACAGAGCGTTTGAAGAAGAAGTTATGTTATCAGGTTTTGCTCAAGCTCAGACTAAAGCAGAAGGAAGTGGAGT